GGGTTGAAGGAGGAAGGGAAGCCTTACACGGGCTTCCTATATGTCGGGCTGAAAGGGGAGCACGTCCTAGAGTACAACGTGCGTCTGGGAGATCCCGAGGCGCAGGCCATCCTCCCTCTGATCAAGGATGACTTCTTCGAGGTCCTCGTGGGAGCCACGTCCCATGAGCTCCAGTTCTACCCCTTCCACACCTGCGCGGTGGTGCTCGCATCGGCAGAGTATCCTTTGAGTGGCGATCGCATCTTCCCCATCAGTGGTGACCTCATGGAGGACCACGTCCTCCACGGGCACACCGTGTGGTGGGGTGGAAAGATCCACGGGATGCCTGGCCGGACCCTCACCATCCTGGGGAAGGGTGACACCCTTGAGGCAGCGAGGGAGTCAGCGTATCGCCACGCAGCGTACATCCACTTTGAGGGAAAGCGATTCCGCAAGGACATTGGGAGGGTTAGGTGATGAGGTATGAGGTGCAAAGTCACGCCAATGAAATGTATCCCCATCGCGTCGTTAGACTCAGCAGCAACCCCGAAGTGATATGCGTGGCTCATTTCTTGCATGAGCTCGATGCTCAAGCCTTCGCCGACCAGAAGAACGCCGAGGTGCCAAGGTATGCTCCTGTCGGCAAGGATATCGTGTGGCTGACCGGGGATGGAGGAGCCCGAATGGTGTTCGAGCAATCGACGGACTCCCCGCGGCATACGCTCTATCTCACTGACGCTCTTCAAACGATCTGCGACCTCCTCAACGAGAAGTTCCCACCGCCGGAGGTGGAGCGAGCCGATGGTCAATGATTTCGACATCAACCCGGATGAAGCGGGGGAGCTGACAGTGGAAAACCTCTCGGACTTCACCTTCGCAGCTGGTGCGCCGGACTTCCCAGAACCAGGCAGCCTTGTGTTCGATACAGATGGGAAGTTCCAGGGGATTGCAGGTGGAACAGGTGGAGCAGACATGGTTGTGTACCCCTACGGGTTTTCAGGGCCTCTCCCCGAAGGCGCGATATGGGGCTCGAACCCAGACGACCCTTTCAACTTCGACACTCCAGGGCCATGGGCTCCTGGATATGTTCCTTCTCCTCCACCTGCCGAGCGTATCAACCCGGATACTCTAGGCGATCCCATGGCGGGCACGTCAATATACGGCTTGTTATTTGGGCTAGCTGTTTCAATAGCAATTGCACTTAGTATTCAAAGGGGAGATAGACTCTTTGATCCTTATGGGTTCTCGTGATACCTCCGAACGCCATGGTCCTGCTCGCCATACCCATCGATGGACGACTACCATGAAATAATACGTCATGAGAAGTGAGGTGATGCCTAGTGTCGGATTGGCAAGCCAACCAAAATGCCTATCCTTACCCTGAGTAGTAGTGTATTAGAAAGGAGGTGATGCCTCGTGTATGTGAGCGGATGGAACCCTCGCTATTCAAACCCGCCCGAGTCACAATGCTGTGGAAGGGAGGTGATCTCAGGTGTATGTGAGAAATACTAAAGGATCGATCATTGACCTGTCAGTTCACAGCCGCATCTTCATATCGCCCCGAGAGATTGGGGGGGAAGAGAAAGTGGCTATCATGGGAATGGACGAGACCTACGGTCCCACTTCGATTCAGGAGTTCGACACCATCGAGGAAGCCGAAGCCTACATGGATGGGCTGGAGAAGATACTCCCGGCATGGAACGTGAAGACCGTGCTCAACCGAGGTCTATACTATAGACCAAATGAGGAGGTGAGATAATGCTGATCGATCTCTTGGGAAGGCTGCTCTTGTTCTTCTTCTTCGCGCTCCTAGTCAACGACGTATACGCCGAGGTCCTCAAGTGGATTCAGTAAGAATATCCATACCCGGTAGAATGCCCGGGATGAACGAGATTGTCGATGCAGCCTGTACTCACCCTATGGTGTATAGGGAGATGAAGCGCGAGCATACGGGAAGTGTGATCCTCGCCGCTCAGATATCCAGGGTAGAACCTGTAGAGAGTGCCGTCCTGCGATATCATTGGTACGAACCCGACCGAAGGCGAGACCTGGACAACATCGCCGCTGCTGCCAAGTTTGTGAATGACGGCTTGGTAGCAGCGAAGATTCTAAAGAGTGACGGCTGGCACCATATCAAAGGGATCGAACACAGGTTCTACGTAGACAAGGAGAGCCCCCGTGTCGAGGTAGAGCTCATCGTTGAGGAGGATGAGGTGTGAAAGCAAAGACGATGGTGGAGAAGTACTACGTCCCTCCTCATGGACGAGTTGATTCTCATGCTTATCCAAAGATACGGGTAGATACTCACAATCTCACCGATGACATGCTCCTTGTAGAAGTCTATGCGTTCGATGAATCCCCCGTGTCCACAAACGAAATACCCTTCTGGTACTCGAGCCATCGCCTATCGGGGTGTTGCTAATCCATGACCCAGACCTGTGGAGACTGCGCCCACTTCGTCTCAGCCATCGCATTATGTGGCGAGTGGACCGTGCCTATGCAGCAGAAGGACCCGGCCTGCGGCCGGTTCGTCTCCACCAAGGGGGAAGAATCCATCGCTACCCACTTCACACCAACATTCACCGTAAATGTAGACACAGGCGAAATGACGAGGAGGAATAACGTGGTCCCTTCGGACAAGTCCCTCGAGGAACGCCGCTACAACGTGAAGCAACTCTACGATAAAGGATTCAACATCAAGGAAATCGCCTCTCAACTAGGAGTGCATTCATCGTCTATCCAACGAGATGTCAGGTCCTTTCAAAAGGACAACGCTCCCATCGCGAACCCTGCTGTACAAGGGGATATTGAAGATGTGAAGAACGCCTTGAGCAACCTCGGTCACCGCATCGAGTCTCTGGATACAGAGGTCAGAGATCGCAAGGAGAACAACGGCGAAGTCTACACCGGCATCATCTCCCGGCTCGACAAAGCCGCCGATAAACATCACGTTCTCGAGAACACCTTGAATCGGGTGATCAAAGAAAACCAGGAACTCCGAAGCGCGATCCATGACATCAGGCGAGTGCTCCGGGAAGCGATCCAAGACCTGGCCCTTCATAACCACGGAGACGGTGTGGTTCACCTCGCGAGCAAGCGGGCGAAGACTTTCTACGAACACGATCTCGAAGAGGTTCTGCAAAAAGATAAACACTAAGAAGGGATTTGAAAAGAAGCGACGAATAGTATAAGTGCGGAGAGGTCACTGGGGCCTACCTCCATCTCCGCATCGTCCATCCCCATGGACAGAAAAGCCCTTCTCGGCTTTGGTCTCCTTTCACCGAGAGGGGCTTTTCTATGCAGAGAAAGGTGGGAAATAGGGGGAAGCAGGGATGACCGTGATTCCTATCGAGAAATAGTAGTGGATGACGTCGATGCCCGATACACCAGGGCCGCCGAAAAGAAAGTCGTGGAACGCCAAGAGACAAAACCTAGCTTGCTCGGGTCCCACACATCCCATAAGCTCAATCATCTACTCATCCTCCAAACAAGGGATCACCATGAGGTGATAATCCCGGCCCGCCACCACACCCTTTTGACCCTCGGGACGGAAGATCAGGAAGCACACATCCCCCTCTCCCACCAGGTTCGTCTGCCTGCTGTACCATGTATCAACCGGCTGAAACACCTTTACCACACGATGCTCCCCGGCCGATACCGACAATGCCACCAGCATGACACAGATCACAAGGAACCACAGGGCCGCCTTAGAAGGTCTGTGAAGCCTCGAGCCCCGCCCGTACCCCTCCCACACCATAGGTAAGCCCAAGGTTCCAGGAGAGGGCTTCCGAAGGGCCTTCTGAGTGAAGTCGTAGTCCGATGTTCCCCGCGAGATCGGTGCCGACCACAAGGTTTGAACTCAGCTTTCGGGAGAGCTTGAAGGAGGGTTTGCAAGGGCGGCGACAACCTTCTCCGTATCGGTTCTCTTCATCACCTGCACCTTGGCTTCGACGACATCACCTACATAATCGTGGAGGTCACCTACCGCATCGGCAAGGATCTTCTTGCCCGCTAAGGGAAGGTGGTTTAGCACGTCCTTGATAGCGTCTTCCTTCACCTTGCCAAGGGCATCCTTCAGGCTATCCCCATCCAGCTTAGACTTCTTGAGCGTCTTGGCTGTCGTACCCTCGAGAGACAACACCGTGTCCTCCGCCACGTTTGCCACCCGTTCGATCCACTTGTCGATGGTGTCACTCTCGCTCTTCTCCTGAAGGTCTTTGCTGACCTTGCGAAGATACCCCACAAGAAACGCCACAAAGATACCCAGAAGAGCGATGATTACATCGATAAGAATAGGGGTCACATTGTCCCATAGCCAGTCCATTTACTTTCCTCCTTGTATGGGAGGCGGCAGGAATTGTTGCATACTCGGCCCTGCTTGATTCACAAGGTCGAATATAGCAGCATAGAGCTCGTCAATCTCATGCCGACTCTCTTCTAAGGATTCGCTTATCATCTCGATATCCCTGCTGTAATCTGGAGGAGGGACAGGAGCCGTAGTGAGCGAGTACACGATGAGCCCCGTCAAGATCGTCGTTACCACACCGCCGATCCACTTGATTACCGACAAGGAACCTTGAGCACGGTCCCGCTCCTTCTCAAGATTGTCCACCTTCTCCGAGAGTTCCTTCATCGAGGTGTCAGACTTGAGATCGTCGATGCGGTGGCCGGGCCTTTCCTCCATGGCCCGCATCTCATCTCGGAGCCACTGGGTCGGGTCCTGATTCATGTCATGCTCCTAATCTATCACGGCGACTCGTCGTTGCTGTTTTCGATCCCCGCTAATCGCCGACTGAGACGGTCCACTCGGTCCTCACACTTGCCCAGTTCGGATTGGCGGGCCGCACAATCCACTTTTGCCTGGTCATAAGCGACTCGCAGCGTTTCTGCTTCAGTACGCCAATAGGCAGCCCCGTCCACAAACTTCTTCCCTCGGTTGAAATATATCATCGCAAAGGCTCCGAGAATGGAGATAAACGTCCCGAAAAAGCCAAAGACGGCGAGAGCAGCGGAAAGTGGCGTCCAATCTCCCATGTGTCATTGCTGCCGCGTTGAAAGAATGCCGATCATGATGAAGAATACCCAGCGCGCACACGCCTTCGCCTTGCACGACGGGCAAATAAGCTTCCATTCACACGGTTTAGAACCCATCTTTCCCCTCCCTGCGCTCCTATCTACAAAGACTCTGCCATATATCAAACCGTTGCTGCTCTGGCCAGTCCAACGCTTGGTAAATAGCGCAAAACCCGAAGTCTGGTTGCGAATAGATTGCCATTACGAATAAGCCGAGAAGGCCCCACATGAAGGCCGAGAGGATGTACGCAAACCACGCGACAGCCTTCTCGTCAGACACTTACTTCACAGCCTTGGGTCGAGAAGGCCCCTTGATGACCTCAACAGCCCGACGATACTTGATCGGAATATCAAGCTCACTATCGCTCCCGCGTGGTCGATTCATGTTCCCCCGCGTTGCAGTGATATAACGCCTTACCTTATTCGGCGTCTCGCGCTTCGCGTGCCACCTTCGCCTTCGCCCGAGCGCGGCTGCGAACAATCGGCTTCGTATTCGGATGACGATGCTGGATCAGAGCGACTTCGTCGCGCCATTTCATCGCCGCATCCATCAGCTTCTTTTCCGTATCCTTGTCGCCCTGATGCCTCGCTGCCGCCGCCTGAATCGTCGCGCTCTTGTAATTCCCCAGAGCATTCAAGCACTGATCGGCGAGCAGTTCATCCTCATAGTCGGACGGCATCAGATCGAGGTCGACGGTATCGAGTGCCTCTAATGGGAACGCGTCTTCTTCGACCTCATCTGCGATCTCGTCGAGATCTTTATCCTCGACGGCCTTATCTTCGGCGTCCTTCTTGACCTCATCAACCGCCTTCAATCCGTTCTTCGCCATCAGGATCCCACCTCCGAGCGAGGCATCAGTCAGACTTCCCTCCCCGCGTAGGCTGCGATTCCGTTCAAGTGATTGTACGCCGCTTTGACCAGTGTTTTCCCGCTCGCTCGGACCGCTGCATCGGCGAAGTTGTCCGTGTACTGGTTGTCCGCCGCCACCGCTGCCGTATCGATGACCTTGTCGCCCACCACTACAGCGTCACCCGCATCCACTTCAGCCTGTGTCGCCAGGTGCGATACCTCCACCACCGCAGGGATATCAACAATACCGAATGTTCTCATTTCTGCAGGTTTTGCCTCTGCATCCCGTGCCGCTTTATTCCGGTGTATGTCCACTTCTATATGACATCTCTTGGCTCTGATGTCATCGACTACCATAACAACTCGGGCATAGGCTGCGGTGAATCCAGGTCCACCATACGGGTCAGAGAATGCATCTAGTTGAATCGCCATCATGTTACCCCCTTACGAAGCTGCTTGCAGACCTAACGAAGCCAAATCAGCAAGAATAGCATTGATCGCTGTTCGAGCTTCGGCATCTACGGTACCTCCTCCGGACGGATCAGCAATATGTGTAGTTTGAACCACAGGTGTGGCATTGAAAAACCCCAGTTTCTGGGATGTAGCCGTACCTATTTTGGTCCCTGTGGTGGTATCGAGAATAATATCAACAGCATTGGCTGATAAATCAAGGTCTCCGTCGAATCTGGAGGTGCCTGCATCGACGAAGAGAGCGTAGGGGCCATTTGTGATTGTTCCCCCACCGAAAGAGGAAGCATCATTGATATAGAGTGTTGAAACGTTTGTAATAGTAGACGTGCCGCTAATTGCTACCGCACCAATATAGGCAGAGTGAACATTGGTGTGGCCCGTGTCATCCGCCGTCATTTCACTGGCGTTCACGAGTAGCTGCGTTGCTGTGGGAGCTGATGCGGTAATCGTAAAGTTCCTATCAATGAACCACGTGTTGTTTATCGTAGCTGCTTCTGCATTACCTATTTGACCGTAACTATCGAATTCTACAGGAGTCGTCACCGTGAGCAGGGCATCGGCTATCCTGACCCGCTCCAGGGAATTTGTGATAATAGAGAGATAGTTTCCAATTGCAGACCCGCCTATACCATCGGTCAGGCTGCCTCTATCGGGAACGAGCGTCGGGTTTGTGGCGGAGGAGGATTCGTTGAGAAGAGCCGGACCTGCGGCATCCGCCCCATACAGCTTCGCATTCGCCGTTTCTAGGACGACGTCGCCACCCGTCAGGATGGTAAGTCGATCCGTCCCATCCTCCTGGATGCGAAGGTCACTCAAGCCGCCGTTCTGCTTATCGTAGTCGATCAGGAGGTCCGTTCCATTCCACTCAATGACGGCATCATCGGCAGAACCGAATCGGAGCTCGAAGTCATCAGGAAGGCTGTGGACATCCTGAAGTGTTATTTTTCTCGAAAGGGGAGTTCCATCTGGATCATCCACAATATACATGACATCCGCAACGTTAATGACCGTGAGTGCGGTCAGTGCACTAACTTTGGTGTCAGCCACTCGTCATCACTCCAATACAATCTTATCGCCCGTCTCGAGGAGTATCGTCTCACCGTCCTCGAGAAGGGCATCACCATTCATGGAGCCTTTGGTATCCACTCGCAAGGCCCAAGGTACAATCCCTGTGATGAGGAGAAGAGATATTGCAAGAAGTCTTTTCATTTCGTGTACCCACTGATGTTCGCTTCCGTAATCACAGAGGCTCCTCCGGCTGCCACCACGAGATTCGCCGCCGTATTTACCGACAATTGTACACCATCCACTTCATCCGTGGCGGGCCAGACCATCGCATACCGCTCGCCCTGAACCTTACCGCTCCCGATATAGGTGTTCCACTCGACGGTCGATCCGTCTCGCAGCTCGATGCGAATATCATTTGCTGCGGTTGCGCCACGTACAATCACATCAATAGCGGTAATGTAATGCCTCTGGTTAAGCACCGCAGCCCGGGTAGTCGTCTTCGCTGTATTCGCCGAACTCGTGCCTACTTCCGTCCACTGAGGGGTCGGCATCGTCTTACCTCCCTATGTCTCGCAACAAGTCCATCAGATGGTCTGCGCTTCATTCGCCGTTGCCGTTCCCGTTTCACTCCACCGAGGCGTTCCCACACGAATCCCTCCTACCGATTAAAGCTGTCGAGAAGTTGAGGCGTTGTTTGAGGGAGAATTGCCTCTTGTCTCGTCTGCGGCCTGAAAGGATTCCCACCCGATCCGATCATGTCCTTCGCATCCCGAAGCATATTCCGTATAGCATCCATCGTGTTCTCCATCTCATCGCTTTGGGCGCGCCAGGCATCCGCAAACCGCTTTCCATGAGGCACATAACCCTTCGTGGAGAGGTCATCAATAACAACCCTCCCCGCCTCGCCAAGCTCAAGGGCCGATATGAACACCTCTCTAAGATCGTTGATGCGCCTATTCGCTGATCCCTCACGGCCATTCACGAGAAGCTGCGCAATATTATACATAATACGCCACATCTCTTCTTCCTTCTCATTTACACCCATCTGGAGCTTGAGCGTGGGATCGGAGGAGTAGATGCGAAGGCCGGAGGCTGCAAGACCCGCTCTGCCCGGTGAACCAGGGCGTTCCATCGAACCTCTTGTTTCAGCCAACACGTTCTCGAGAGAAAAAATGGCTGCCCCACCGGGTACAAAAGAACCGACAAGGGCTTTCTCGTAGTCACTGAGCGGTATAGAAGACCGGGGCGAGATATTGCCCGTGAGAGGTCTACCCCCAAACCCTACGCCTCGAGCGACAGAGACGAGACCTCCAATAAGGGGGTGCATGCTATCCACAAAAAACTGCGCGGGTTCTGCAAGCTCCTGGAGGTCGTGGAGTGGAAAGGTTCGAACAAATCGGATCCGTTCATCCTCACTAATCCTTGCGCTCTGATCGTCACGAATGAAGTCTTGCTGTTCCTCAGAGGGGATTTCGGGAGCCAATCCCTTCTCCATCACGTTTCCGAACCGCTGCGGAACCAGTGCCTTCCGAGGCTCGTAGATAAGATACTCGAAAGCCCTGGGGATATTCTTCCTCAGCCAGGTCCAAAAGAGTATCATTCCTTTGGCCTGGCGATCAAAGTCGGTGAGATCGGTGTAGTTATAGAGCCGATGCCAGGTGAAAAGAGCCGCTTCCTCGTAGGTGTCGCCCCTCTTAATCCGATCCACGAACATCGCCATGCGAGTGTAGTCTTCGTAGAACTCCTGAATCTTAAACAGGTGTGTACTAGGCGTCCACCATTTCTGGTTCTCCAACACGACACCGAGATCGGCCCCGTAGAAGCCGCTGCCTGTGATATTCCACTCATCAGCCTGTTGAGCTATCTCATCGAGCCTTATCCACTTACCATCGGCAAGGATGCCATCTACCATCGAGTTGCCCGTGCGAAGGCTCATAATGCGGGCCGCGTCGAGATAGGAACCACCCTGCACATCATTGAGATAACTGATGTATACATTCGATATGACGTTCCTCGAGTGATAACTCGGGCTGTAGGCAAGAGCCCCGATCTTGAAACGAGTGTTGAAAGCTTTATCCAGAAGAACCCTGGCGTCCGTCTTCGACCAGGGGCGAATCTTCTGCACAATGTTTACAATAGCTTCGGCAATGTCGGGATCGAAGTATACATCCTTCGTGATATTGCCAAACTGAGAAAGGCTAGATAAGTCTCCCCCACCCACGATCTGATCTAGCTTCCAGCTTTCCGGGGCATCCTCCCAACTAAGACTGAAGTGGCGCACCATCGAGTCCATGAACTCCGCATCAGTAATCCCCGACTCCGACACAAGCTTTCTCTTGTAGAGCGCCTCGAGCGGATCATTCACAATGGCCCGATCTGCCTGGAGTATAAACGGTCTGCCTTTCGAATCTACCATATCGACACCATTGGAGATCATGATGTTGATCTCGTGGGCCGTCCCTTGGAAGTGACGCTGTACCTGTGTCCAATTCTCAATCGCCAGGTCCGATATTCTGGCGTCGGGAATGTTGAGCTGCAACCAATCCACAACATCCTTCGTATCGGACAAAAGAAGATCGGGGAGCTCCTCGGGGAGCCCGAGTTTTTTCTTGAAATCATCATCTAAGATGTGAGGGAAGTATCCAATCTGATCCGAAGAAGACGCCTTCGACGAAAGTCTTTTAACAGATAGCCCCGCCTGGGATTCGTTGTATAGCATGGTCTCGAGTTGATTACGAACCCTGTTCACGAAATGCCGAAGATCGGGCGGCATATCAATATAGAAATCCCACATCATCGGTCCGTGACGCTCTATCAACCGCTCCTGAGTACTATCCAAGAACCGGCGAGGATACTCTTCGATGACATCGATGATAATACTCTCGGTAAGCTGAGGGTAGTTGTTCAAAAGACTTTCCATTTCGCGCTTCATATCAGGCATCATCTCCGCCACACGGTTCATGCGGAAATTAGCCCTGGCCTGGCGACGCATGAGGTCGGCATTGAACCGATCCACCGGATCACGAAGCGATTCAGGCACATCCTCCACCTGGAGGAGACGCCGATCCATTGTCTCGATAGCCTCTTTGCCTTCCTCGGTAACCCTGCTGTGAAGATAAGGCGGACTTTCCACCGCACGACGCTGCTCGGCCGCCGTTACATTCACGGAGATGGGATCTGTGATCCCCGACTCCCTCGGGACAGGCTTCCTCGTCGTAATCTGGTCAAGAAGTATCTGCCCGCCCGGAGACTCACCAAGCTTGTTAAACACATCCTTCTGGATGGTCTCAATCGCTGGCCTACCATACTTCCTTGCCAATAATCCTAGTCCCTCGGTGGGCTCCGCAGGATTCAACACATCGAGAAGGAAGCTGAAAACCTTGCGCCTTGTCTCCGCTTTCTCGGGGGTTAGCTTCACCCCCGTTGCTTGTTCCCAAGGATCGAGAAACATCTGATCGTCGAGATGTTTGAAGAGAAAATCATAGGACCCTTTATCAGCCGTTCGCCACCCCTCACCGAGCCCTGCGATGAAACCGCTACTCGGGTCCCACAGCGATTCGAGCCCTCCCGATATCATCGAGTAGGGACGATTAAGCTCAGTGAAGGTAGTGAGGAGTGTCTTTACCGCAGCCGCCCCTGCCTTCTCCACTGTGTTGAAGAGGAGATCCACCCCACTACTCAGGACGTTACCGAAGACATTCTGGAGACCCCCAGCAGCCCCCTTGGCCCCTTCATACAAAGCGGGGCCTTTGTTGGGAGGAGCCACCGGAGAAGAGGATGCGTCCGGTGTGCCATAGTAGAAATCCCGGAGGTCCGTCCCGTTAGCCACCCTGGAAATCCCTCAATATGATTTGGATGAGTGCCCTCAGCCTGTCTGGATTGTTCCTCTTCAAATCGCTTACCATCCACTCAGCAGCCTCTAATACATTCGGATCGATTACCGGAGCTTGAGACGCGCCTTGCATCGGAACTTGAGATGTTCCTTGTGCGGATTGACCAACCGCCTCGAGGATTCGTTGTGTCGGTTCGTAGAAAGGATGGCCTGGAGTGAAACCTCTTCCCTCTATGTATTTTGGCAAGGGATCGGCAAACATAGATCCAAACCCACTTGGATTATCAATCCCTGCAAGGCGGAGGAATAAGCCAATCATCGGGTCGCTATAGGGCGAATCAGGCTGAAGCGATTCAGTAGCTCGAGAGAGCCTCGCGGCCTGCTCCATCATCGCCAGGGGATAGGGGCTATCCTGGACACTTTGAGGAATGTTGAGGTCATCCCGAAACTCGCCCATGATCCCCCAAAGCTGTTCAGGGCTAGCCTCATTAGCCCCGTATCGATAGAGCGCATCTCGGAAGCCCCCCGATTGATAGGGGCTTTCTCGACCTACAACCCTTCGAAAGACATCACCCGCAGCCATATCTTTATCCCTCCTGCGAGTCTAGCCACCCACGGTGTTCTGGAACGTATGACCCGCAGATGCTGCGCCTTGGTCTCCAAGTGCCGATTCGCCACCAAGGAGGTAATCGAAAGCAGCCTGGATGTCCGGGTTCACGCCAACCGCCTGCATGAACTCCTTAATCCCTACAGGAAGACCGCCTTGATCCTTGATGGCCCCGTTGAAGGTCCTCCACATTTCCATGACCGCTGCGACTGCCTTGGTGGGATCTTGGAAATGGGCGGCTAACCCTTGCGCCGGGTTAAGCCTTGCATCTCTTTCCGCAAGCTGTTTCTCGAGGCCCAAAGCCCCTTTGAGACCACTCGTGGAGAGGGAAGGATCACCAAGGTTCAAAGCTCCCCCGGACAATCCCCCGCCAGCACCTGCAATCCCAAGACTACTGAGAACCTCTCCTGCCGAAGGAACCCGAGGAGTTCCGCCCGTCCCTTGCCCTAGCGTCCTTTTCCTGAAGATATCGCCTGCCGCCATTTTTGCAACCCCCTAGAATTGTACGCCTTTACTTGGGATTTGCCGTTGGGTATTGCGGAACGGGTAGTTAGAAAAAATGCTTGGATTATACACGGATGTCGGTGTCCCCTGTCCGAAAGTAGAGCCCTTCCATTCTCCTAGACCTTGCCATGGACCGGAAGGCCCTCTGAAGAGTTCGGCGAAAAGATCCCCTCCAAACTCACTGATCCCCGGTCTATACGCATCCAACTCTCGGCCCCGGTCGTAAGCAGCCCGAGCTGCATCCTGATAGGCTAACTGGCCTGGCATCGACGCAATGCCGATGGAGTTGATGATGTTGTTGATCGCAGCATTCGGCACCGTCATGCCGTAGTTTACCTGGCTCATGGCTTCCCGATTGGCGAGCTCGGTAAGGAGAGGCCGTATCGTATTCACCTGAAGGCTAGGAGACCGCAGTACCCCTCTTGCCGCCAAGTTCTGGTTCACCGCATCGATAGCCCGATCTCTCGCCAACGAGAAGGCAGAGGTAATACGGGGATCTTCGGACAATTCCCCAGATGCAATATCCGCCATCCGGCCTTGTTGAAACGCAGCCAGGTCATTGATCAGCTTCTGGATCTCGGGCGAGATCTGCGAGGTTGCAGAAGGAGGAGTAGGGGTCAGAGCTTTATTGGTTGCATTGGTTGCCGCACCCTCAAGGATCGATCCAATGAGGGTGGTAAAGAGAGCACCGAGATCGAATGCCATGAGATTCCCTCCCCTCTTCTACGTCGAGAGCCAGTAGGCCCAGAAACACGGGCTGTAGAGATGGTCTGTATCACCTACGCTCGAGGATTCGATGTTCAAAGCCCCCGTGGAGTTCTGGTAGGCGTAGACTTCAAAGTAATCCGCTGCGCTGCACTGGTAGATCGTCTCGCACGATTGAGTAAACTGGGTTGATAAAGGTTCCAGTGTCTCCAAAGCCACCCGGTATTGAGTGCCTGACCGAGTAAGATCAATGGCAATAGATCGGATGCCAGTCGAATTATCCGCCCACTCCACAGCTGTCCCCAACACATATAGCCCTGCGGTGGTGATGGTGATGCGGGTGGGGTTACCCGCTGCGTGCATCGTATCCGTGTCAATATCTTCTGTATCAAACGTAACCGCTTCAAACGGCTCTGCCACATCATTTGTCATGCTCTGGTGAACCGAATGCCTCAACCTACAGGCAGCCTGAACCCCGCACTCATCCACGACCTTGGTGAAGTTCGCGTTCACCTGAGCTGCCTGGATCAGAGTCCCTGATGTAAAGGTATTGGGAAGCGAGATAGTACCCAACCAGCATCACTCCTAAGAGTCTGTCGAAGGCCCCTGGAACGAGCTCCTTCTGGGAACAGCGCCTACAATCACTCGTTCCAACCTTCCTATATCCGATGTGCTGCTCTGTGTAAACACCAAGTTGATCTCTGTACCCGTAGCATCCTTGGCAAACGAATCTCTAAAGATAGCCTTTGTCGCTGTCCAGTTACCCGTTGTGCCCCCATCGTCAAGGTTCCACGTAATGGTCCAAGCAGCCGATGCGTTTTCGAACCACGCTTCGATAGCCCGGAACTGTTTCACAACCGACGAGCTCTTCCTTATCAAAATGGGACGAGTTGTGACCGAGAAGCTGATCGCCGATCCGTTGTCGCTATTGGAGGTTGCCGCTTGATAGACCTTGCCCTCGCCGGCCGCTCCATAGTAAAGCTCTCCGGCATCTCCTTCGCCCTTCCACACACTGTAACAATGAGGAGCCTGGCCCACGATGCGTCCTTGCCACGCATCGTACTGAATATCGTAGACGTGAACCCGGTTGTTACTCGTGGACGTTGTATCCCCATACGCCGCATAGAGGAAATCATCGTGAATGGCACAAGCCACTTCCTCTTTGCCGCCCTGACCGGCTCCGTCCCCAACACAGGCCAAGAAATCCACTTCAACCCGCGTCTTGCTCCCCACGTACTTGATATTATCCCCGCGGAGTTTTCGCATTCCGAACCGGGACATGAAGTAGATCCAGTTCCCATCCGTGACGATACTCCGAGGTGCCACGCATCCAATATTAGAGAAAACCTCGTACCGATCCCAATTAGAAGGGCCGGTCCCCACGAGGTAGTGAATGGAGTTCTGTTTAAAGATCACAAGCTGTGTTGGACCCCAGGAAATAATGCCTGTGATCCAGTCTCCCTCACCCGAAGCCGATTCAATATCAATGTAGCCCGCATCCGTTCCCGACCAAGTAAGCTCGTCATCCAATGCAGAATAGGCCAGGCGAGAAGCAGCCCCGGCTTCTCGAGCAAGGAACAATCGGTTCTGGTGGTGAGCTACATAGTCATAATCTTGAGCATCAGTGTCGATGTCCTGAAAGTTCGTTGTGCCGTTATCATCGGCCCATGCTGCTTCGTTCCAGTTGTCGGTGTCCCAGATACCAAAGTCGGAGTATCGCTTGAGACCATCGGTTCTGTTCGTCCCGAAGATAGACTCCCGCCACTGAGTAAACGACCACTCTCTTGTGGTGCTGAACCCTGTGGCCCCGGTGATCGTAGCGAAGGTCCCTGCCCCATCGTTACCGAGGAGCCACTCCCCGTCATAGGCTACGACGAGGAAGTTCGACGCATCCTTGGCTAGATTCCCCCGCACAATGCCCTTTATATCACTACTGTTCGGTGTCAGCTCCGTGCTGTTGTACTCTGCAATACCGTCTCGCTTCTCGGGAAGACCGCTGCGGAAGATACAATTCTGCGCCTCCTGCACCTCGTTGTCCCGAAGGCGATGAGGGTCTCTAACCAGGTTTAGACCCCCGCTGAAATCATTCAGCTCCTCGGTGGCGATCCTTGGGTTCACCATGCGTCCACGTACCTCATCACCGGATACGCCTCGCCCGCTAGACCACCAGTGGCTTCCCATTGTGCTTTCCGTTCTTTGTAAACTCCACTGAAGAGCGAATACCGGGTAATATCCCCATCGGTTGCCGCCCATTGAGCGCAGGCAAAGTTCACGATGGCGTGTCGATGATCGGGGGGAACAGGTATATTAGCTGAGTCTAGATAATCGGTGTCTTCAACCTGAGTGTAGAAATACCGAAGTACCTTGGCATCGTTAGGGATAGGGATGAGACCTATCTTTATATCCTGGTAATCATCGAATCTCACATAGTAGTAACCAGGAATACCCGTCTCATCCGTATCCTCATCGTAATTAGTCATGACCTTGTAGCTGACGGGAAGAAGAGGGGAATCATCGTAGAACACGCGTTGGACATTCCCCACATCATCTACGATATCGTACTCTCTGGTCCCGCTAACCGTGGTAACCGATTGCGGCTTTTGCTGAACCCCCGTATCAGCTTCCCAATCACGGAGCCCTATGTTTAGCCAACGAAGGATGTCCGCATCGGAGGTGAAGGTGGTTGCCGTCTCCCCGTAGAGACGCCTCACATCAGCCGTCAGCGTGGTAAAGGTCGTCATTAGGCTAGCCCCAAGTCGTGCTGAAGCGCCCGCTGTGCGTCCTTAGCGAACTCCTCTGTCATACGGTCGTGGTCCCGCTGTGCACTCCGTTCCTCTTCATATTCCTCTGCCTCGAGCTCTTGGAGCGCGTTGCGGTGACCGCTCCACATGTCGGTGTACCGCATGTGATGAATAAGCCTGGCATCGAGCATGGACTCCTGCCAGGTGACGACGATAGGAGCGCGGGTCATGCTGGCCCACAACCCGCGTCCTAGTCGCACCAGCGCATGTTCCTCCCGACGCACTGTATAGCGTCCAGGACCCCCTGAAACAGATAGGTCGGGATATACCTCTTTCAAACGATCCTGGATACAGTACGGATCATGCACTAGTCAGTCTCCTAACTCCTGCTCAATGGAGATTACGACAGCAGGCCCGGTCATCCTCTTTATTAGGCCAGTTGTTCCCTGGCCTCCTGATCTGTGAACTCGTACTCCACGACCACGATGCTATCCGGGATCGCAAGACCGGAATTTGCATCCGTCTTATCAAAGGCCAGACACGATCCGGCTGCGATGTCCAGATTGGCGGCTGTGGTCGAGTTCGTGAGCACGACCTGAGTGTTATCTGCGTGAGTTGTGGCTGCCGTAAACGCTAGCTGACAAGCTGCCGTAGTCCCCGAACCAGCCGAGCCTCTGTCCTGGATCGTGAGTGTCGTGTAGTTCGTTGCATGCCCCGTCACATCCACGGAGAAGATCACATACCCGCTCACTATACGAAGTGCATACTCCGCGTATAGAAGCGGCCAGTTATCATCCGAAGCTGCAGCCGTAGTCGGGATGTAGGATCTAGCCGTGAACCGTCTCTGTTGAGCCGATACGTTCTGAGGAACGATAGGCATTTACATCATTCCCCTTTTCTATGTAGTGATATCGTCAAGCATCGTGTGCTTCGGCGGTGTATGGACACAGAACTGGGAGTACCAGGTCATGGTGCCCTCGTAAGCATCGGTATTAGCCACGCGATTCAGGATGGCTCCATCTTCATCCATCCAGTCGAAGTCGCCCATCTCGTAGATACCGAGGTCGCCCTTCTCCAGGAAGTAGATCAGGTTCAGGTCACAGTGAGAATCCACGATGATCGGGAACCCGTCATACTCGAGGCCCTTACTTCCCCCGTCCAGCTTCATGGTATTGACGTGACGACGGTCTGCCCGGACGAGTGCTTCGTACTTCCGTCGGACAGCGTGAGAGGTAATTGCCATGTCGATCTGCCCACCCGACCGTTCGTCCGCTTCATCCACGGACTGACGCATGAGGTCAAGGGACAACGCCCGAAGCGAGCCTGAGTTATCCAGCACGTTGGGGCGGAACCACTCATCGTTTCCATCACTACGATCAATGGTCCCGATGGTATTGGTGGTCGAGCCGACCCATGCCATGAGGCCCAGGATTTCGTAGGTCCCCGTGCCATTGGCGGTATCAGCGATCACCACATAGTCGGTATCGGCGGTGTTCGAGATATTGCTGGTGCTGCACGTCACGGTGCGAGCCGAACGGTCGATGACGGAAATGGTCTGGTCCGCATAGACATCGGCACCCGCAGCATCGGTCACGATATCGATAACCATGCCTTCCCAGAAGCGGTTCATGTTGGCGATCCGCTCCCCGGATTCATGTGTCGACTCCAGGGTCAGGACGCCTGTGGAAGCATGACCCGACACGGCATCAGCAATCGCCCCGGTCGAAGGATTATACCACTGGCGATTGACCGACTTTTTGATATCCCGCACCAGCCCGTCCATCTCGGCTCGAAGACCCTTCGTAAAGGCAAAGGTGTTCGAACGAGACGCCTTGATCGCCGGCCCCGATATCTGCATGCGGCCGTAGTTGTATGCCATGTTGAGTACGATCTGTTCGAACGACTGGTTCGTAGCCGAAGGCAGCGTACCACCCTCTGCCCGAGCTCCCGTGCCACCCGTTCCCCCGTATCCCACCGGGATTGTGACCTGCTGACCTCCAGTCATCACCGCAGGATTTCGTTTGACCTCCCGAGTGATTACCATGGAGTCATTGACTTGCCGTCTGATCGGTCCTACGTAGTGCTCCTTCAGGACGTTATCAAGCGTACTTAGGGTTCCACCTGGCAAAGCATTTCACTCCTCGGGGTTAGCTTCCTACACCCCAATTCGCCTCGCTCAAGGTTTGCATCGTCGCTGCTTCTGCCTCATCAAAGGTTTCCGCAGGACCTTTTCGGTCGGGCGTTTGCCCTGACTTTGCCCCTTGAGGTGCGGGTGTTTGGGCCGTAGTCACTTTCCCATCTAGGTACGTCTGGACTGCTCGTTTGCCGATACCCGGTCCGTTCGACACCCAGTAGACAGCTTCCGAGAGAAGGTCGATGTTGCCGTTCAGAAGATCCTCTGCAATCTTCATGGCATCCTCGGCCTTCAATGCTGTCTTGTGAGTCTCGTTGAGAGACTGGATACGGCTGTTGAAGGACGTTTCAAGTCCCGCAGCCCGACGTTCTGTCCCCTCTTGCTCGAGCTTCGAAAGCCGCTGGTTCACATACGGATCAGCGAACTGAGACTGAACGGTTGGTTCCGCCCCAGGCGTTTCCCGAGCCGGTTGCCCTTCGGGGGCCTGGCCGTTTCTCGACGCTGCCATTTGCTGGTCAAGCGACGTGATGAGCTGAGGTCCCAACTGGTCATAGAGCCCTACATACCGCTGAAACATAGGGTCTTTTTCCAACTTGTCCCGAAGCGGCGATACCGCCTCAACGCTCTTCCGCTCCTCGGCAAGAGCCTGTGTCTTCTGCTGGTAGTCAAAGCCCATCTCCATCAAGTTCTCCCGCTCGGATGCGGGTACTTGAATCTCTCTCCCTCTATGACGAACGGTCATCATCTCGTTGTCAGACTGTACCTCGGGGGCCTCGGTCTGATCCGATGATTCGGAAGGAGGCTGTGCCTCGGGGGCCTCGGTCTCCTCGTCGCTCGCCTCGGAAAGAGCCTTTAGGGCCTCTGCTTCTGCTGCGTCGTACCCGTCACTTCCTTGAGCTAGTTCCTCTTCAGGCACGGACATTTAAGTCGGTGCCTCCTCTCTTTGGGACTGTACCTTAACGGCCTCGGTCCCTTTAACCTCATTCGCTGTACCCTTCGGCCTCGGCGATGAGGGGGAGATGCCCTATGGCAACCCCGGAGGGGCTCCCACATCCGCATTCAATACCTGCGGAGGCGGTACTCCTCCAGGTGGTGCCCCGGCACCTGGGGGTGGTCCACCGGCAGGATTTAACCCGCCGGATTCAAGAGCTTGACTGGCAAGGAGTGCTGCCAAAAGGTTTTCTTCATGCTTCAGTTCATGCTCGGCAAATAGGTTCTGAACATCTTCGGGGAGTTGATCGAAGAGGTCACCTTTACGGAACCGATTGATCTCTTTGATGTGAACCTCGTGATTGTCGTAAGCGTGGACTTCCTGGGGAATGCCCTCCATCATACGGCGGTTCTCGAGTTCGGCCCGGTTCTCGTCCACCTGAGCTTCGTTGATCTCAGGCTCCGCCACTCCGAGGTCCATGAGCTTTAGGATCTGATCCTTGTCCGTGAGGGGATTTAGTATCCCGACTCCCACCATATCCATAATCATCTGCTGCTGCGCCGCCTTCATCTTCGGGAAGGCGCTTCCGGCCTGGACCCTGACATCTGTCGAGAGGATATCCGCCCCGTGGAAGTCAATCGCTTCGATCATGCCGGTGCGGCCCGTAACCTCGATGGTCCGGTTCTCGGTGTACTTAGCCTGCGCCAAGGTCAAGAGGTAACTCCCCATAGTCTCCATGGAGAGCTCGAACCGACGAATGAGGGGAGCCAAGCGAGTATCGTCCTGTTCAAGCAGCAAGTTCATCGCCACGCCGCTCTTCACGCCCTGGGGAACCTGAGCCCTGGAGACCTCACGAACCCCGCTTATCTCCCGAATCATCTCAATGTAGCTCTCGACAAGCTGGAACGTGCCTCGGGGAAGATTCGTGGGATGCCAGATCGTCGGGGGAACCGGCCCCACATAGGAGATAACCTGGCCGGGTTCACTCGTCCACATATCCGGTTTGATAGATCCCACAGGGGCCATGACCTTCGGCTTACCCATGAGGTTATTCATCTCTTGCAACTGGGAATAGCCCCGGTTGATGTGCTTTTGAGGTTCAATCATCTGCGTTTCTAAGGAGGAGTGCCAGAATCTACCCGGCACTCTAATGTGACCTAGATGGATGAGGGGGAATCCTTGTACGCTTTTTAGATCCTCCCGATCATTCATGGGAGCCTTGTCATTGTAGAGAATCTTGCGATGGGCAATCGATACCAATCGGCCGAGCGGATTATCCTGGGAAGGGCGCTCCCAATATTCCTTCACGATTGCATGATGGTCGAGCTTGTCATCTTGGATGCGGTAGTCCGTGCGGCCTCCGGTGTCGGTGAATCCAGAGGACCCTGGGGAAAGAAGGGGTGACGCATTGACCGTTTCAGGGGAGACCTTGGTGTTGTAGACTTCTTGTATCCACTCTACCGTCTGGATCTTCTCGTGAATGAACCATCCAGCACCACCGAGGGAAGAACTAGCGTGGGCACTAGGATCGACCAAGATTTCAAACGGACTCACGACATCAGCCGCCACATCCCCGAGCCAGAAGTTCACCGTCTCGCCCGTGGGACGGCCTAATTCATCGGAAATCGGCACATTCTCGACGAATTGTCCCACCCTGGGGTCCCAGTAAGTTTTGATGAACCCATTCCCCGTGATAAGGGTCCAAAGGAGGAGGAGGTGCGTTTTATCTTCCATATCGAGGTGTCGCCAGAGATACTCGAGGAATTTCGTGGACTTGCGGGAGGCATTAATACTCTCTTCATCGGCCGTGGCAGGCGGGGCATTCAAGATCGGGCGGTGTCGCACCATCTTAGC